AAGATCAAGCTGGCCTATAACGATGAAAAAACCGGTAAGCGGGAATTGTTCATTGCACAGGACGGGGCGAAAATGAACCAATGGGGTGTTCTTCAGTATTTTGAAGAAGTTCAGACCAAAACGGGCGCTTCCGCCAAGGCGGATGCCCTGTTGAAGCTCTACGATCAGAAAACCCGCAAGCTGACCATTCAGAACGCTTTCGGTGATGTGCGGGTTCGTGCTGGAAGCGCCGTGGTGGTGGCCCTGAACCTTGGCGATATTGTCACCAACAATTACATGGTGGTGAACAAAGTCACCCATACCTTCAGGGGTGATGAACACATGATGGAACTTGACCTGATCGGGGGTGAATTTATTGCCTAATCCTGTTGAAGTGGTAAAACGGGCGGCGGTGGAAGCTGTGGAAGCCGGGAAACCGGTGAACATCCTGTTTGGAACTGTCCTTTCCGCTTCACCCTTGAAAATTCAGGTGGATCAGAAATCCATCTACACTTCCAAAATGCTGATCCTGACCCGGAATGTGACTGATTTTGAAGTTGATATGACGGTGAACCACAGCACCGAGGACAAAGGCGGTGGTTCCGGTGCGGCGGCTTATGAAGCCCACAAACACGCCTATGTTGGCAAGAAAACCTTCAAGGTTCACAATGCTTTGAAGGCCGGTGAAAAGGTGCTTCTGATCCGGGTTCAGCAAGGAAAGAAATTCGTGGTTATTGACCGAGTAAAGGGGGCTTGATGATGATTCCGCAAGTGCAGGATGATATTAAACAGGATTTCACCATTGAAACCCTTCCAAGCCGTACTTTCAGGATGAACCACAACAACCTGACCATCATCGGCACCATTGATGAAATCCAAGCTGTGGAACAGGCGGTTTTTCTGATCCTGAACACAGAACGCTATGAATGGTTGATCCATTCTTGGGATTATGGGGTTGAACTTCATAATCTGATCGGGAAAGATGTGGAATACTGTATTCCCGAAATTGAACGCCGGGTTCGTGAAGCCTTGCTTCAGGATGATAGGATCACGGCGGTTCAGAACTTTGAATTTACGGTGAACAAAAAGAAAGTGCTGACTACCTTCACGGTGGTCAGCATTTTTGGCGAAATCAATGCAGAATTGGGGGTTGAAATCTGATGTATGAAGCACAGACCTATGAAGCAATCCTTTCCCGGATGCTTCAGAAGGCGCTTTCTATCAATGGCAATTTGGACACCCGTGAAGGTTCGTTGGTTTGGTGCGGTGATGCCCCCGCCGCCGTGGAATTGCAGAACCTTTATATTGCCCTTGATACGGTGCTGAATGAAACCTTTGCGGACACCGCAACCCGCCCTTATCTCATTTTGAGGGCGGCAGAAAGGGGCCTGAAACCGCAACCGGCAAGCCCCGCCGTGTTGCAGTTGAGCATTACACCAACCACCTTGCACCTTCCCATGAATACCCGCTTTTCCATCGGAGAACTGAACTATTATGTTTCGGCTGACCGTGGAAGTGGTAAGTATGAAATCACCTGTGAAACCGCTGGTGAAGCCGGTAATGATTACACCGGAACGGTGATTCCCATTGAGTATGTGGACGGGCTTGAAACCTGTTCCATTTCCGCCGTGGTGATCCCCGGTGAGGATGAAGAAGATACCGAGGTTTTCAGACAGCGTTACATGGATAGCCTGAACGCCCAAGCCTTCGGCGGCAACCGTGCGGATTATCTGGAAAAGGTGAACGCCATTCCCGGCGTGGGCGGTGTGAAGGTATATCGGGTTTGGAACAGCGATTTGAACCCGGCCAAGCTGATCCCGCCCACGGGAACCGACACTTGGATCAGCGGCCTTTCCGGTGTGTCCGAGGAAATCAAGGCGTGGTTGAATGCCGTGTATGCGGCGGGAGCCAATAGCAAGCTGACCGTGGGGGGAACCGTGAAGCTGGTGATCATCAACAGTTCCTTCAAGAAGCCTTCGGAAACCCTTGTGGATCAGGTGCAGACAGCAGTTGACCCCCTTCAGAACGCTGGTGAAGGTGTGGGCATTGCCCCCATCGGCCATGTGGTGAGGGTTGAAGGTGTGGGTGAAGATACCATCAACCTTTCCTTCGATCTGTACTATCAGCGGGAATGGAGTTGGGATGATGTTTCCGCCTATGTCACGGAAGCAATCAACGGTTACTTCTTGGAACTGGCCCAAAGTTGGGCAGACCAGAATGAAGTCCTTGTGGTTCGTATCAGTCAGGTGGAAAGCCGCCTGTTGGAGATCACCGGTATTCTGGATATTGCCAACACCAAAATCAACGGTGAAGCGGCGAACTGTACCCTGACCCTTGACCACATCCCGGTTTTGGGAACCATTGAGCCGGGAACCATCGTGATCAACGGATAAGGGGGGGCCGGGAGCATGGAACGCAAACTGATTGATTATCTTCCCTATGTCATTCGTGATTATGCGGAGTTTCAGGGGATCATGGGGAGCGAACAGCCGGAAATTGAAAAGGCGTGGAACACCACGGATGATCTTCTTGATAACCAGTTCATTCCCACCGCTGGAAACATGGGCCTTTCCCGATGGGAAAAGATTTTGGGGATCACCCCCAAAGGCACGGACAGTCTTGAAGATCGCCGGTTCCGTATTCTGACCCGGATCAATGAAGAACTTCCGTACACCTTGCCCCAGCTTCGGAACATCCTTGAAACGCTGTGCGGGAAGGGAAACTATTCCGCTGATGTGGAAGAAGGCACCTATCAGCTTCTTGTGAAAATCGGGTTGGCCGCAAAGAACAACTTCAATGATGTTGAATCTTTGCTGAACCGGGTTGTTCCCCAAAACATGGTTGTGACCTTGCTTCAGCTTTATAACACCCATGCGGAACTTGGGCGGTTTACCCATGCCCAGCTTGCCGCCTATACCCATAATCAGTTGAGAAACGAGGTTTTGAAGAATGGCGAATAAAACAACCAACTACAATCTGACTAAACCCCTTGAATCTGAATTTTATGATGTAGGGGTTCAGAATGAAAACATGGATAAGATTGATACCCAAATGAAGGCCAATGCGGATGCCATTGAAGCCCTTCAGGAAGGTCAATCCGGGAAGGCTGATCTGGTGGGCGGCAAGGTTCCCGCCGAACAGCTTCCCAACATGAACTATGATCCCAAAGGTACGGCCCAAAACAAGGTGAGCGAACACAACCTTGATCAGACCGCCCACCCGTATCTGTTGAACCAGATCGGAACCTGTGTGGAAGCCGCACAGAACGCACAGGATGCCGCAAATGCGGCCTTGGATGCTGTGTCCGGTATCGTCTATACCATCAATGTTCTTCCTTCGCAGAATGGCACCCTGACCTATAACGGACAGGCCCAAAGCCCTTCTTGGAACGCTTATAACCCCGATGCGCTGACCTTGGGCGGCGTGACTACCGGCACCAATGCGGGAACTTACACGGCCACTTTCACGCCGAAAGGGAAGTATAAGTGGGCAGACGGCACACAGACCGCCAAGGAAGTGACTTGGACGATCAACGCCGCCACCATGACGATCCCCACGCAGAACAACAGCCTTACTTATACCGGTTCGGCCCAAAGCCCCACTTGGAACAACTATGACAGCGGGAAAATGACGCTTGGAGGAACTACCAGCGGCACGAACGCCGGTTCCTACAATGCCACCTTCACGCCGAAAATGAACTACAAGTGGGCCGATGGAAGCACCGGGGCCAAAACGGTTGCTTGGAGCATTGCCAAGGCCGCTGGTAGTTTGTCTTTGAATAAGACTTCCATCAAACTGACCGCCGCAAAGACCACGGACACCATCACCGTGACAAGAGCCGGTAACGGCACAATCACGGCCACTTCCAATGCCCCTACGGTGGCTTCTGTGAGCGTTTCCGGTGGGGTGGTAACTGTTACCGCCAAGGGCAAAGGAAGCGCCACAATCACCGTCAGCGTGGCCGCTGGCACCAACCACACGGCCCCGGCCAATAAGACCTGTTCCGTTGAAGTGACTTTGCCCACCAAGGTTCTGAATGATAACAGTTGGGCAACCATCCGGGAAGTCAGTTCCGCAGGTTTGGGGGCCAACTATTGGGCCGTTGGTGATGTGAAATCTATCGTTCTGAATGGCACCGTGAGGAATTACACTTTCAGCAACTTGACCGTAAACGCCTTTATTTTGGGCTTCAACCACAATTCCGCCAAGGAAGGTGCGAACAAGATTCACTTCCAAATCGGGAAGATCGGTTCCACGGCAGTTGCTTTGTGTGATAGCAATTACAATAGTACCGGTGATGGTTTCCGCATGAATACCAGTCAGACGAACAGCGGCGGTTGGAACGCTTCACACATGAGAAAAACCGTATTGGGCAATAGTAACACCCCCACAAGCCCGTTGGCGAATAGCTTGATGGCGGCGCTTCCCGCCGATTTGAGGGCGGTTATGCAACCCGTGACCAAGTACACAGATAATACCGCCAACGGTGGCGGCAATGTTCAGAATTATGTAACGGCCACCACCGATTACTTGTTCTTGCTTGCTGAATTTGAAGTGTTCGGAACAAGAAGCTATGCAAATAGCTATGAACAGAATTATCAGGCACAATACGATTACTACAAAGCCGGTAATAGTAAAGTAGCCTATAATCATTCCGCCGTGTCCAC